CTATCAAAGAACTTGTAATCATTGCCTTTTTCTGGCTTAAAAATAGATAATCTTGGCATTCCATACATATTTATTGAATGCACAACTACTATAAATATGTGTATGTCAGAACTTCAAACAGGGCAACAGGAAATATTTGATTACGTAAAAAACAATCTAGGTGAGGGTATGATCGATGTGGAACTAGACCCTAAACACTATCAAACGGCCCTAGAAAGAGCAATCAATAGATATAGACAACGTTCATCAAATGCTGTGGAAGAATCTTATGCTTTTTTAGAATTGCAAGAAAATCAAAATACATATATTCTACCTGACGAAGTTATTAATGTACGAAAATTATTTAGAAGAACTGTAGGTTCCAGAACTGAAGGTGGCGAAGGTGGTACACTATTTGAACCATTCAATTTAGCATACACAAACACATATCTTTTAAGAGCAGGAGCAACTGGTGGTTTAGCAACTTATTATGCTTTTGCTTCTTATCAAGAATTAATAGGTAAATTGTTTGGTTCATTTATACAGTTTCATTATGATGTTGCAACTAAAAAATTAACAATAACACAAAGACCAAGAGCAGATAAAGAAACTGTTTTAATGCATACTGACAATTATAGACCAGATATTACACTATTCAAAGACGTGTATGCAAAACCATGGATCAGAGATTATGCTCTTGCAGTATCTAAAACTATGTTAGGTGAAGCAAGAGGTAAATTTAATACTATTGCTGGACCTCAGGGAGGCACAACGCTTAATGGTGCTGAACTTAAACAACAAGGTACTGCCGAGATGGAAAGATTAGATCTAGAAATTGGCAACTTTGCAGAAGGTGGCACACCACATAGTTTTGTTATAGGTTAATTCACAAACACATCATTTTAAATAAAAGAGGAATGAAAACAGACTCTCGTTATAAAAGATATCGTGATTGTAGCATAGACGAATTAGAAGAAATCGTTAATGATTTGGAAAATATGTCTATTAATGCTTTAAAAAATAAAAAATTGGACATACGTAAAACAATACTTGGTTCAGTAACTGAAGCAAAATTAGAGATTGAAAAACGTCTTAAAAAATAGTATAATCAATTAATGTTAATAGGATTAGTAGGGCCAATTAGTTCTGGCAAAAATACCGTTGCGGAAAGACTGGTAACACATCATGGATATAAACGAGATAGCTTTGCAAAAAGTTTAAAAGATGCTGTTAGTTCAATGTTTAATTGGGATAGAGAATTACTTGAAGGTAATACTAAAGACAGCAGAGACTGGCGAGAACAACCTGACAAGTTTTGGAGTGAAAAGATGGGCAAAGAAGTAACACCACGTTGGGTATTACAATACTTTGGTACTGAAGTTATGCGTCAAGGTATGTATGATGCTATATGGGTTGACTCTGTTATTGGAAGATATAAAGGTGAAAATACTGTAATTTCAGATACTAGATTTCAAAACGAAATTAAAACTATTAAAGCACACGGTGGTATAATTGTTCTTGTAAAAAGAGGACCAATTCCAACCAGAGAAGAGATGCAAAAGCGAGGTACACATCAATCTGAATGGGATTGGGTAGGTGCTAACTTTGATTATACTATTGATAATACAAATAGTTTAGAAGGATTAAATGCTAATATAGATCAATTTATTCATCGGCTACAAGATCGCCAATCTTCCAACCAAGGCGTTTAATACTGCCTATTCTTTGACAATTAGCACAAACAGTTTTTAAATTTGTATATGACGTGTTTCTTAAATTTCCATCTACAAAAAATACATCTAATTGTATAGTATCTTGTGCTTTAAAACCACATAATTCACATTTAGATTTCTTACGATAGCCAGATCTTTGTAATGGTGTAACACCACCAATACGTAAGTTTTTCTTTTTACGATTACAAGTATCACATAATTTACGCCAATATACTTTTGATCCTCTGCGATAAGCATACGCTCTTGGCTTTGATTTGCATTGTGTACATAGTGGTCTTGTATCCATATACATTACTTACGTTACCTATATAGGCACCAAATTTTATAGATTAATGTCGTAAAATGCAAATGATTACATAAATAGTTCTAGTATACGTATAAATTTGCAAGGAGAACACGTAAATGGCAATAGCATCACCAGGAGTAGAGGTAACTTTAATAAACGAAAGTTTTTATGTACCGTCAGATGCGGGTACAACACCTCTTTTTATAGTAGCATCATCACAAGATAAAACACCAGGATCAGGTTCGGGTACAGCGGCAGGAACAACAACCGCTAATGCTGATACAGCTTACTTGATTTCATCACAAAGAGAATTAACAGAGACTTTCGGTGATCCAAAATTCTATACAGACGTTTCAGGAAATTCATTACACGGTTATGAATTAAATGAATGGGGACTACAAGCGGCTTACTCATTTTTAGGTATTGCAAACAGAGCATACATTTTAAGAGTAAACGTTGATACTGCTGATTTAATTGGCAGTGCAACAGCTCCAACAGCAGATCCATCAGATGGGACATATTGGCTTGACCTTGCAACAAGTTCTTATGGTCTATTTGAATGGTCTCAAACAGATCAAAAATTTACAGCAAAAACACCAACGCTAATTACAGGTGTAGGTGACTTGGTGGGTAACTCATCTACAGGTGCTCCAAAAACTTCAATTGGTTCACAAGGTGACTATGCTATTAACACAACTCACGTTTCAAACAAGATTTACAAAAAATCAGCAATTAACACTTGGGTACAATTAGGGTCAAGTGCTTGGCACTTAACACTACCAGTTAAAACAGTTGCATCAGGTACAACTGTAACAAATGGTCACACAATGTCAGTTAATGGTATTCTAGTAACAACTGGTGGAACAGCATTATCAAATGTTGCAACAGCTATTAATACTGCTAATGCAGGTGGAGTTACTGCAAGTGTAAACGGCACAACTGGAAACTTAGAAATATTCCATAACGGATTGGCATTTGGGGATTCAACTGCAGGAAATAATACAATTAGATTTGAAGAAGGTACTGGATTACTGAATTCATTAGGAATTACAGCGGCTACATATAAAGGTACTAAATTTTTACAAGACAAACATACTAATAGACCTACTTGGAAAACTGCAAATGAAAACAGACCTAACGGTTCTGTTTGGCATAAAACAACATCAGCAAACAGTGGATCAAACATTGTTGCAAAACTTTACAGTACATCAAGTGGAGCTTTTGCAAGTGTAAGTGCACCATTATATACAACAAATCATTCAGCAATTTACAACACTGATCCAACATACGGTGGAACCGGTATTGCAGTAGGTACATTATATACACAATATAATATCACTGAACAAACAGTAGACGGTCAAAGTGATATAACACCAAACGTTGGTGACTTTCAATTATTTAGATATGAAGGTGGAACAACAGTAATTTCATCTAAAACAACATATCCAAGTTTCACAGCAGGTGAAACAATGACAGTTAGAGAATCATTGAAAAATCAAGAAGCATTAGATACTGCTAAAACAGTTACTATGATCTCTGGAGATGGTTCAACATTAGGTGATGCAGACGATTTTGTAACAGCATTTTCAACAGCTGGTTTTACTAACTTAGAAGCATCAGTTATAACTTCAGGTGAGTACAAAGGTGCAATTGAAATTACACACAAGTTAGGTGGTGATTTTAGAATGAACAACATATCAGGTACACCAATTGATGATGCAGGCCTTGGAACAACCACAGCACATGCTTATGGTGGATACACAGCAAATTCAACAACATTAATTGACAACTTGTACGTTACTCCAACAGGTGATTCTGAAGATTCAACTGTAGGTAATGAAGTAATGGCTTCAAACTGGAAAAGATTAAGCTACACTGCTTCTTCAAGTTCTCCAAGTAACGAACCAACAGACGGTCAATTATGGTATGACACTTCAATTGACGAGGGAGACATTTTAGAACACAATGGAACAACTTGGCAAGGTTATGTAAGTGTTAATGCAACAACTGATCCAAACGGTCCACAATTTTCAGCGATAGCACCAACTGCACAATCAGATGGTACTGTACTTGTTAACAAAGACTTATGGGTTGATACAAGTGATTTAGAAAATTATCCAAAACTTTACAAATACAATACTACTGCAACATTAAGTTCAACTAACACAGCAAACCAGGTAGCAGTTACTACAACTGGTGCGGCTTGGGAACTAGTTGACAAAACAGACCAAACAACAGAAGATGGTGTACTTTTTGCAGATGCTAGATGGCATACTTCAATAGAAAAACCTGCTAACGACAGCACACAAGCAGGTACAGCATCAAGCATTAAAGATTTATTAAGTGATAACTTCTTAGATCCAGATGCACCGGATCCAGCAAATTACCCTTCAGGTATGCTTTTATGGAACACAAGACGTTCTGGATACAATGTAAAAGAATACAAAAACAGTTATATAACAACAACAAAATATCCAAGTTCAGGATCAAGTGGATTAGGTAATATTAGATACAACAACGAAACAGTTGCAGGGTACTATCCAGACAGATGGGTTACTAAATCAGGTAACAAAGCTGATGGTTCTATGTGTGCAGGAAGAAAAGCACAAAGAAAAGTTATTGTACAACAATTAAAATCTGAGATTGACACAAATCAAGCAATAAGAGAAGATCAAAGAGGATTTAATGTAGTTGCTTGTCCAGGTTATCCAGAAACAATTGATAATATGATTAGCTTAAACACTGACAGAAACAATACAGTATTTGTTATTGGTGATTCTCCAATGAGATTGGAAGGCACAGCAACAGCAATTCAAGATTGGGCAAACAATTCAGCGGCGGCGACTGATAACGGTGAAGACGGGTTAGTAAGTGCAAGTGATTACCTAGGCGTATTTTATCCATCAGGATTAACAACTGACAATTCGGGTACCACAATTGTGGTTCCACCAAGTCACATGATGCTAAGAACACTAGCAAATAATGACAATGTTGCATATCCATGGTTTGCACCAGCAGGTACAAGACGTGGAGTTGTAGACAATGCAACAGCAGTTGGTTATATTGACACAGGTGAAGGTGAATTTAAAACAATATCTGTAACAGAATCAGTAAGAGATACAATGCACACAGTTAAGATTAATCCAATTACTTTCTTCTCAGGAGCAGGAATTGTAAACTTTGGTAACTTGACGAAAACGTCGGCAAGTTCAGCATTAGATAGAATCAACGTTTCAAGATTAGCAGTATATCTAAGATCACAATTAGACGCAGTTGCTAAACCATTTATTTTTGAACCAAACGATGAATTAACAAGAAACGAAATTAAACAAGCAATCGAATCATTCTTGTTAGAATTAGTTGGTCAAAGAGCGTTGTATGACTTCTTGGTTGTATGTGATGATACTAATAACACACCAACTAGAATTGACAGGAATGAACTTTATGTAGATATAGCGATTGAACCTGTTAAATCGGTTGAATTTATTTACATACCATTAAGAATTAAAAACACAGGAGAAATTGCAAAATTAGGACAATAATTTTGAATAAATAGGAGTAACACATGGCAATATCAACATTATCAAAATTTACAGTACCTTTAGCAAACGATCAAAGTTCAGCATCACAAGGCTTGTTGATGCCAAAACTACAATATCGTTTTAGAGCAATCCTGGAAAATTTTGGAGTATCAACACCGAGATCAGAATTAACAAAACAAGTAGTGGATATTACAAGACCAAACTTAACTTTTGACCAAGTAACACTAGACGTATACAACTCAAGAGTATATGTTGCAGGTAAACACACTTGGGAACCAATAACAGTTACATTAAGAGATGACGTTAACAACTCAGTTACTAAACTTGTTGGAGAACAAATACA